GTGCTAACGCAAAAATTGAAGCAAGAATATTAGAAAATTTATTAAAAAGAGGTACTAAAAAAGATAAATTTAAAAATTTAAGAATAGATAATGAAAAACCTTTAATAGGTAAAGCTAGACAAGCTGCTGAAAAAGAATTAGTAGAATTACAATCACAATTTGGTAGAAAAAAAGGTGGTTTAATAAAACGTAAAGCAGGTGGACCAATTAAACCTAGAGGAGTTGGTGCAGCATTAAGAGGATTTAAAATGAAAGGAAGTAAATAAAAACTAAAACTTTAATAGTAGGAGCTAATGCAAGAACTATTAATAATTCTACTGGTCATGATACAAGTGGTAAACCTACTGGACAAGGTTATGGTGCAGCAAGAAAAGGACCTGGAGTACGAGGACCAATCGAAGCTCAAGTTAAAGAAGAGCCTAGAGAATATAAAACTCAAGGAGAATAACTAATGGCTAAAAAAGAAATATTAAAAGTTATATTAAAACGTGGTCGTAAAACTAAAAGAGGTAGACCTAAAACTAAAAAAGAAGTAGTTAAAAAAATTACTAAGAAACAAGACCCTTTTAAAATTGTTAGACGAAAAGGTGAGAGCACAGCAGCTTTTAGAAAAAGAAGAAATGAAATAATTAAATTAAGAAAAGCACAAGAAAAAGAAATGACTAAAGAGATGGGAACAAAAAAACCATCTGAAAAAGGTAGAACTGAAAAGTCTATGACTAAACCTCCTTTAAAAAAAGATTTATCTGCAGCTCAAAGAAGAAGATTAATAAGACAAAATTTAATGGGAACTAATCCTAAAACAGGTGAAAGTAAAGATATAGGTAGAATGGGTTATCCTACTTCAGAAACTATGAGAGAATTAGGTTATACTGGTAGTAGAAAAGGTGGAATAGATTTAAGTGATAAAGAGTTAGAAGCTTTAGGTTTTCAAATTAAAAAAGCAGGTGGTGCATTAAAATCTATACCTGCAGGAAATAAAGGGTTACCAAATTTACCAACACCTGTTAGAAATAAAATGGGTTTTAAAAAAATGGGTGGTAAAGTTCAAAGAAGAGCAGGTGGTGGAGTAGCACTTAGAGGTTTTGGAGTTACAAGAAAAAAATAATGCCTAGAAAAAAAATAAAAGGTAAAGGCATGAAAGGCATGACTATTGGTAAAGGTGATAAAAGACCTACCAAGTCAGGTGCAGGATTAACAGCTAAAGGTGTAGCTAAATATAGAAGACAAAATCCTGGAAGTAAATTACAAACTGCTGTTACTGAAAAAAAACCAACAGGTAAAAGAGCAGCAAGAAGAAAAAGTTTTTGTGCTAGGTCTGCAGGACAAATGAAAAAGTTTCCTAAAGCAGCTAAGAATCCTAACTCAAGATTAAGACAAGCAAGACGTAGATGGAGGTGCTAACTGTCATATTTAATAAGTAATATTCCCCATTTTAAATGTTGGGTAAGAAAAGAATTTACTAACAATCATATAGATTATCATGGCGAATATTTACATGGACTAGCGATAGCAGTCAATACAATACCAGATAGATGTTTAAGTTTTCAAGTAGTTTTTACTGGCATAGATGAAGAAGAAAATATACATGGAGGTGCAATGTGGGCAAGGATGCCAATAACAAGTTTAGTAGCAGACGAAGTTTTAGAAGAGATGCCAGAAAGAATGGATACACATTTAGCACAACCTTGGGACTGTTCCTCAAGAGGACATTCCATAGTAGTAATGGATAGAATAAGTTCTAGCCCTTGGATGTGTAAAATAGGTGGTGAGTTTTATAAAGGAAGATATATGTTTACAGTTGATTACACAGATAGTTATATTATAGACGCAGATAAATGGACAGGTAATATCGTGGCATTACCTAACAATAGAGTTAGAGTAACTAATCCTGCTCTTTGGGTAACTGGTGAAGGTGCTCCAGACTTTGCACCAAGTCAGTATATTCATTCAGCAGAGATACACGATAGTTATACAGACCCAGAAGTAACATTTAATAATTTATATAAACAACAGGAGAAAAAATAATGTTTAAAAAAACTAAGTATATGTCTAAAGGTGGTACAGTAAAAAGAAAAGGTGGAGGTATGGCAGGTATGAAAAAAACCAAGTATGCTTCTAAAGGTGGTATGTTAAAAAGAAAAATGGGTGGTAAAACCAAATATAGGTCTAAAGGTGGAACTATTAGACGTAAATCTGGTGGTAGAGCCAAGTAATGGGTAAACTTTGTCCAAAAGGTAAAGCAGCAGCTAAAAGAAAGTTTGATGTATATCCATCAGCTTATGCTAATATGTATGCTTCTGCAGTTTGCTCTGGCAAAATAAAACCTGGTGGCAAAAAGAAAACTAAAAAGAAAAAGAAGAAAAAGAAAATTTATAGAGCTGCTACTGGTGGTGGTTTACGTAAATGGGTATCAGAGAAATGGGTTGATATTGGAGCTCCTAAAAAGGATGGTAAATTTCAACCCTGTGGTAGAAAAAATGCTAAAACATCTAAACGTAAATATCCTAAATGTGTACCACTAGCAAAAGCTAAAAGAATGACAGCAGGACAAAGAACATCTGCAGTAAAAAGAAAAAGAAGTAAAGCACAAGGAGTAGGAGGTAAGCCTACATTTGTGTCAACATTTAAAAAGAAAAAGACAACAAAAGTATAATATGGTAAGAAGATTAAAAAAAGTAACTAAACAATTAAAAAAAGCTTCTAAGCTTCATGCAAATCAAGCTAAGATAGTTGCTAATTATGTGAAGAAAAATGAGAAAAAAAAGAAAAGACCCAAAAGTAGGAACAGGAAAAAAGCCTAAAGGTTCTGGTCGTAGATTATATACAGACGAGAATCCTAAAGATACAGTTAGAATTAAATATGCAACTGTAGCAGATGCAAAGAAAACAATAGCTAAAGTTAAAAGAATAAATAAACCTTATGCTAGAAAGATACAAATATTAACTGTATTAGAACAAAGAGCAAAGTTTGGTGGTAAGCCAGAACAATCAAGATTAGCAAAAGTTGCTAAAAAACAACTAAAGGAAAAGCATAGAAAATATGGCTAGTTCAGGAACATATAATTTTAATTTAGATATAGATGAAGTAATTCAAGAAGCTACAGAGATGATAGGTGGTGAGCAAACTTTAGGTCATACACCACAATCAGCTAGAAGGTCTATAAATTTATTATTAAATGATTGGCAAAATAGAGGTGTGCTATTATGGTCAACATTTACTACAGCAGTAACAGTAGCAACAAGTGTTACATCTTATGATTTAGCAGAATCAGTAAATGATGCTTTAATTATTACAGTTAAAGCTAGTATAGCAGCAACAGAAACACAGTTAACAAGAATATCATTTGAAGAATATAATGTGCTACCTAATAAGTCACAAACAGGTAGACCAACACAATATGCTATAAAAAGAAATGTAGATAAACCTACAGTATTTTTATATCCTATTCCAAATAACAGTACCGAAATATTAACAATAGAAGCAATACGACAAATAGAAGATGTAAATAAATCTGCAGGACAAAATGCAGATATACCAAAAAGATTTTTACCTTGTTTAACATATGGTTTAGCTTATCATTTATCACAAAAAAGACCAGGTATACCTGATGCTAGAGTTGCTATGTTAAAAGCAAGTTATGAAGAAACATTAAAAAGAGCTATGGAAGAAGACAAAGAAAGAGCAAGTATTTATTTTAAACCTAAATTAGGATATATTTAATGTCTAGAAGAACAGCAACAAAAGCAAAAGCTATGTGTGACTCATGTTCATTTGTTTATGATATGAGAGTTATGAAATTAAATAGTTATGATATGTTAATATGTCCTGAATGTTTTGAGGGTAACTATGATTTAAAAAATCATCCACAAAACAGGTCTGCTGATGTAAGAGATGATACTATAGTTCCAAATGCAAGACCAGATATTTTTGGTAGAAATATTACATGGGAAGCAGCTAATATTATATGGAATGATGTTCCAACACCTAATACCAGAAAGTGGGATACAGTATGAGTGATTTATCAAATAATTTAATTAATGCAACCTATAAAAAATTATTACAAGTTAGTACCTCTGGTAACACAGGTATATCAGGAACACTAACAAATGTTCAAACAGGAGATGGAACTAATACAGCAGTTAAAATAGCTACAAGTGCTGTTCAAGTAGATGGTACATTATTTGTAGGACAAACTTTTGGAGTATCAGGTGATGCTTCTGTAGCAGGTAATTTAGCTATATCTAATAAAGTTTGTGCTAGTGCTTTTCATGGTGATGGTTCTAACTTAACAGGTTTAGTATTTACAGGTGATGTATCTGTATCTAGTTTAATAGTTACTAATAATGTAACTGTAGGTGGTAATGTTACTATTGGTGGTAATGTTATGGTATCTGGTGGTGAGATACAAATTAAAAATACAGGCACACAATCTAATATAAAACTATATTGTGAATCTTCTAATGCACATTATGCAGCATTACAAGCTCCACCACATAGTTCTTTTAGTGGTAATATAACAATAACACTTCCAACAAGTGCAGCAACATTAGTTGGTACATCTACAACAGATACATTAACAAATAAAACATTTGGTGATGCAGTAACTTTTGATGATGACATATCAGTTAGTGGTAATTCAAACTTTGGTGGTACTGTAACAGTTGCAGGAGCAACATCATTAGCATCTACATTAAGTGTAGGTGGTGCTGTAAATATGTTAAGTACAGCAACTGTATCAGGCACAGCAGGATTCTTAGGAGCTGTTAGAGTTTCAGGTAATACATCTGTAGGTGGCACATTAGATGTAGCAGGTAATGTAAGTCTTGGAGGTAATGTAACTGTAAAAGGTGATGTGCATGTTAGCTCAAAAGTATGTGCATCTGCATTTTATGGTGATGGTACAAATATTACAGGTATACCTATTACAGGTAATATATCAGTTTCAAATGCAAATGTAGGTGGTACATTATTTGTATCTTCTACTGCAACAATAAAAG